TTTGCATAATGTTCACGGATTTGTTTATCCGTCCAATTAGGCATATTCTTTTTATATATTGCATAAACATCAGCAGGAACTTCAACATAGTTTCCTGAAGCACCTCTAGTATTTTTCATATGATTTTTGCTATTAGTGTTGTCTGCTTGATGCTTTTCTTTTTTCTCTTTATTTAATTGTGATATTTTATTCATATTACATAATACATAAGCATCGTACAAACTATAACCTCTATTTAATTTTTCAATAACATCATCACAATTATCCATTCTAGAGATGTCATCTAATGTTTCAATACTATCATCTATTTCGTGAATTAATTTTAATTCTTGTTCCATTTTAGCATTTTGTTCATCTTCTTGTTGTTTTTCAATGATTTCTCTTGCTTTAACAACTTCTGGAGATTCTTTAATCATCCTATTTAATACATCACTGAATTTATCTGGGTCTTCTACTCCAGCCTCAACAAGAGCATCTCTGTTGATTGCTTTTTCAAATTCTTCCCAACTATCATAACCTTTGTTTTTAGCAATATTAGTCAACTTATCGTTGTACTTTTTCTCAATTTCTTGAGTTTTCTTTTTTAATCTATCGCTAAATGCTTTGGTTGTATCTACTTCCTTCGTAGATTTTTTCGTATCATTATCGTCTTGCTCCTCGCTGATGGCGTCCTCAGCATCAGAATCGGTTAAATCTACTTCGTCTTCGTCAAGTTCAGTATCTTCAACTTCATCCGCATTATCAGCCTCATCGGCAAATAATTGAATGTCAAAAGTATTAAACTTCTTTAGTGTATTTACCTTAATCATTATTTTTCTCCTTACCTTATTTTTAGACGAATTGCGGTGGGTTTCCGTTTCGCTGTCTTTTGTTTAGTGTAGCAATTACTTACTACTCTTTCTTGCTCTTAAATCTCCACCTGTTTTAACAGTTGGCTTTTTAGAACCAGCAGTTTTAAATAGAGATTCAACTTTTTGAGAGCCTCTATTTTGAATCTTACCTGCATAACTTTCTTTCATAAGACCTACACTCTCCTTTCAATGATATGCATACATCATTAATATTAAAAATCGAACAGATTTTTAATTACAACTTAATTATAGCACACATATTAAATTAAGTCAAATAAAAAACCTAAAGAAATTTAGGTTTTTTCAATAGAGTTTACGTAAGTATACAGGGGTGAATACTTAGTAATTATGTAGTGGAGTATCATTCGGATACATCATCATTATATCATATGTTTGTTCTATTGTCAACAGGTATTTTCCAAGCACATCTCATTGGTCTGTCCGAGCAATCAAATGTGTCATATATTGTACCATCAATAATAGTAGTTATGTGGTTAGGCATAGTAACCAAATAAGTTCCTTTTGGATTTTCATATGCAAATTCACCTACCGTTTTTGAAGTATGACATTCTCTCAAATAATTGTAATCGAGATACTCCTCTATAAATTCTACACTATTAAACATCATCCCTCTTGACCTAGCCATATCGCTAAGTTTATCGTACGTCTCGTTCCAACTTCTATTCTCCGCTAAACTAATTGCTCTAACAGTGCAATCATCAACAAATCTTTGATGAGTATTTCTATTCAAAAATCTATACATTACATTTCACTTATTTTTCTTGTATACTCTTTGATTAGATTCATTTCATCTTGAGATTTTGCATCAGATTTTAACATTTTAACAAAGTCAACCATAGATTCTAGCATATATTCTAAACTTTTCATTGTGTCTTGTTTAGCATTATAATTACCTCTATTATATTGTTCTTTACCTTCTTCGTAGCGACCATATTCACTATACATTCTATCTAAATGTCCATAGCCATCGGTATATCTTCCACGACTATCTCTGCTTCTTCTACCATATTCTTCACGACCATACTCGTCTCTACCATAGCCATCTCTGCCATAATCATTATAGTCATTATAACCATATCTTCCGTATTCTTTCATACTTTCTCCTCCTTTTTCTATTTCGCATAAATCCTTTTCAATATCTACTAATTTATATAGATGTTCTAGGTTGCTTCCAGATTGAATACCTTCTGTAGATATTTTTTCTTTTAATGCATGAATATCCTCTTTAAGTTTTTTATTTAATTCTTTTTCTTTCTCATCCATTACTTTTCCTCCTTTCTTAAAAGGTTTAATATTTCTTCTTGATTTTTAATAATCTGCTCGAAATATTGTGTATCTTGTTTTTGCAATTCTTGCATTAAATCTGTATTATTAAAATCTTGAAATAAGATTTGTAAACTCAATGCTTGTAAAAACAGCGATACATTATCAACAGTATTACTTCTCATTATACTATTTTGCGAATAATAAGGTTCGCATTCTTAACTGTAGGTGCAACAGTTTCAACAGCAGGTGTTACTCCACTTACTGCAGGAATAGAACCGATAGTCAATGTCACATTCTCTCTAGGACATAATCTTATTAATTTGGTAAATGAAACATTTTGATATTCATCAGGTGTTACCACCTCGTTTACACTTGCACCAACAACAGGTGTTCCGTTTTCTTTTAAACCAATTTCAATACTACCTGCGGTAGCACCTGTAACATTGGCATTAAAAGTAACTTCGTATACACTTGGTTGACAACAGTTTCCATTCCCTAGAATTGTATATTGGCTAGTTCCTTCCGTATGATTTAACCATCCAGAGCAAGTTGCACTTCTAGTCCTTAATTCATCGTTTAGAAAAGTAATATCGCTTGTATTAGTAGGTAGTATTAAAGGTAATTCTTGTACGCTTTGTATCATTATATCTTTCTCCTTTCATAATAAAGAGAATAGGACTTGCCTATTCTCCATTCAGTTCCGTTTAGAACCGTTCACTTTAGCAAGTTCTCGTAATCGAGTATGTAGTATTCTACTCTATGCTATTAAATAAATTGACTTGTAGTGTTGAAGTTTCCACTGCATCCGCATCCACCGCATGTAAAGATAGGTGTTCTTCCGTATACAGGTGTTGTAGGTACAGGACAAGTGTTTAGACGGTTATATAATTGGTCAACTTCATTTGCAAATCCTTGTGAAATGAATGCGTTTTGAGCAATTTGACTTGCTTGTAAATCTTTCATTGACAATTGTCTTTCAAGGTCTCTAATCTTATCGTTCTTCTCGTCTATCTTATCGTTGCATAATTGGTCAAGGATGCGTTGCGTATTTGCTGTTTGATTGATTAATACATCTTTTAAACCATCAGCAAGTGCGGCTCTGTCTGCACAGTTTTCACTTAAAACAGTGCTAGTTAGGTTGGCAATGCCTAACCTGTTTTCACAACAACAATCGGCAAATTGTCTGCTTAAAGCAAATGTATCTTGCATTTGATTTACTGCTCTATTATTTGCAGCAATTTCAGAACTATAAAAACCATTGTTAACTGCACTTGTTATATCGTGTCCTGTATTGCATAATTGGTTAGATAGTGAATAAATGCCACTATTTACAGTATCTAGTTGGTTAGATAAATGTAATGTGTCAAATCCGTTGTTAGTGTTTTGCATAATTTCTTTTTGACCATTAGATAACCAAGCATAACCATTATCAAAACCATTGCCACCAAAACCACCCCAGCCATTTCCCCATCCACCATTACCGAATAGTAATGCGAATAGTAAAATTGCCCAGATTCCGTCTCCACCTAAGAAACCGTTATTTCCAAATCCACCATTACCATACATAGGGTATACAGGATAAGGATAAAAACCATTGTTTCCATTAGTTGTAGCCAATTCAACAGTTGGAGTTATTCCGTTTCCGTTCATCTTTCTATCTCCTTTCTTTAGATTTATATATCAACTCTACTTAGAGTTAATACCATTATTAAACATTCCCATCATATTATCCCATTGTTGTCTCTGATTAGGGCTGAAACCGTTTACTGTTTCATTCAACAAATCATTTGGGTTGTTATTTTTCTTCGCTTCCTGATACTTTTTGAATGCTTGAGGATTTGCTCTTTTTAGTTGTTGCTCCAATTGCCCCATCATCTGTTGAGGTATCTGTTGCATTTTGTTTTGTATTAACATTTGAAACATTTGCATCATTATTTATCATTCCTTTCAATTGTTCTATTTGTGCTTGTAAATATTCTATTTGAATGTCCTTACTATCTTTAGGTATTATTTCATTGAGTTCGTATGTTCTTATTTCATTCTTGTTATTTTTCAACCATAATACAGACATATCTTTACTGAAAAAGGGTGTATCAACGTAAACCATTTCTTTGTTTACTTCATCCAAAGAGTTAGCAAATCGCATTCCATTTTGTTGAGGTGCTAACTGAAATGTCTGATTTATAGCAGGTTGAGCACTATGCTTCATTTGTTCTTTCATTTGTTGCAACTGTGCTATTTGATTATCAATTCTTTCATTTATACTTTGTTGGTTAAAATTATTCATATAAGGATTGTTATACATATTATTCACCTACTTTATCCCCATTAATATAAACATTAACTACGGTTTCCGCTTTCTTTTCAGTATTAAATAATGCTAACAATATGATTGATAAAATCCAAAAATTATCACAGACAGGTGTTGATTCTTCATTAAATAATTCTTCAATATCTTTCATTGTCATTTTTATTCTCCTTTCAAAAAGACAAAAAGAGAGCATATACCTAACCCTTATTATTTCTTGTATATCTCTCCTTTCTTGTCTTAATTATCCCATAAAAAAAGAGTAGAAACCTACACAGTTTCTACCCAAAAACTATACATTTTATAATTTTATTTTTAATCTTTCTTATTATCTTATTTATATTGCTTTCACAAGTTCCTAACTTAAATGCAATTGCAGTTATTGTTTCTTCTTCCCGTCTTAATTTCAAAACTTGTTTCTCTATTTTAGTTAGCCTTGCGTTCTTAACAAAGTAATCGTATTCTTCATCTGTGAACTGAAAATCCCAATGTTTCCATTTAGATTCTGGTTGCAGTTCTTTTGGCTTTAACATTTTTATTCCTTTTGCTAGCAGTTCGTGTAATTCTTCCCGCTGCTTGTTTATTCGTATTTGTATTTCTATGTGTTCTAGACACCACTGTTACTCTTTGATGAGCGTATGCCATTAATAATCACCTATCCCATATTGATTTATAGTAGAACTATCATTGTTGCTTGCTTCTTGTTCTACACTTTGTGTTGCAAAATCAAATTGATTTATATACCAAATCCAAATACCATTACTTACAACCAAGCAAATTATCAGCAATATTATTGTCCAAAATTGTCTTGCTATAATTTGACTTGCCAAATCTTTATTTTTCATATCCTTCCTCCACTTATTTTAAATAACCCGTAGGTTTTATTTTCCACTTAAATGACTTATCATACATAGGATGAATCCAACTGTCTCCTCCTAATTCAAAATACTTTTCACTTTTTTCTCTAAAAGCCATTACTAAATAATCATCTACTTCAGACAAAGAGTCATATACAAAGAATTTATTTGATAAATCATTCCTCATGTCCATCAATTGAGTTTCTTCTAAACCTCTTAGTTTCTTTCGATAGTCATTTACTTTAGCAGTTAAATAACCTAATGCACCTGTCGTGATAAAACCAACAACAGTCAAAACCACTTTCATTATAATTTCTTTTGCCATTATGTCACCTACTCAATAACCATTTGAAATTTAGTTGCTGTTACACCATAAACACCCGCAAAATTTTCACCATTTTTGTCATATTCATCATCATATTGCCAAGCATAGTTATTAACTTTATATTTTGCTTTCTTATAAGGTCTAATATTGTCCGGTGTCGTATAGTAAACTCTTACACAATCTATTACTCTACCGTCGCCTGCATAACCATTATGAAAATCATTTATATCATAACCCGTTACTTTGGGCAGCCATCCTTTACCTTTTATGTGTGCTTGATACCAAATATCGCCTTTATCTACACCAATAGCAACGGCTATAATAGGTGAATCCTCCCAACCTGCATAATCTTCTAGGTTTCTAACTTCGGGAAGCCAGCCATGCTTTTGAGTTTTAACACGATAAATTACATTCACCTCATTACCGCTCGGTATTCCACTATTTATTTTATTTGCTTCTGTAATAATGTAATCTATTTTAGAAAGCAAGTACGGACCAGGACAACTTGTGTTTGCAAACATACAATGCCACGTTAGGTTTTTACCTTTAACCAACTTACCTAAATTATTTCTTTTAGCAATGTCGGCAACCAATTTAATTAATTGATTTAATACCTTGTCGCTAACTTCCCAATTACCACCATATACACTATTTGAAGTTTCTATTGTTACGGATTTACAATTACTATCCCAATTAGAATTAGTCCATGCAGTATTTTCTTCACCTACATAGCAAGCAATTTCACCATTTTTGCCGATTCCATAGTGAGATGAACCTTCTCTACCTGGTGTTTGAAATATTTCACCACATTGTTTAGCAGTTAATACCCCTGCCATATGGTGTATTGTTATTGCTTCGATTTTTCTACCACTTCTTCCATATGTAAAGTTTCCACTATATGCAGGGTAAGTAGCAGTGACTAGGGGTGATTTAATCATTTTCATCACCCTTGCCATTTGATAATTCTTCCAATGTTTCATCTCTAATTTCGTCCATCATTGTTATCCTCCTTTACCGTTTTATTCTTATCAAACAACTCTTTAAATACTAACATAAGTATTGCGGTGGTTGTTGCTGCTTCAATTTGTTGAGTTCTAACAAGATAAACAAACACATACAAAGTAACAAAAGTTACTATAGATTTTACTTTAAGTAAATTCAATATAGATACGATTACTTTTTCTTTCATTTTTAATCTCCTCTCTTTACGATGTTTTCGTTACTTTCTGATAATTTATAACTGCTTCTAAAATAGCATTAGACGGAATAGTAGTATTACTATATATTTCTATTTTTCCAGAAGTATTTACAAGTAAATATACAGTATATAAATTTGCTGTTGTATAAATACCATCTCTAATTGTTACTACAAAAGACATATTTTTATTTGGTCTTAATTCTGCAGGTAAAGCAGTTGATACAAAATGAGTATCACTATTAAATCCTCTAAGTCTAATGTTCAAACAAATATTATTTCCATTTTTCATTCCTTGAACCCAAGATGTAGAATCGCTGAATGTTCCCATTGAACTAAAATAAGATAACAAATCAACTACTGTTGCACTAGATTCACATATCCTCAAATTACCATTCAAATCCTTCATCAACGTAATTTTTCTAGAGGGATTTTCACCATCTTTATAATGATAATAATCATTTACTTCAGTATAATTACCTTCTCTACCAGAATTTTTTATGGTTAGGCTTGCTTCGTTTACGTCAGGTGTAAATACAATATCGACAACACCAACATCAGCCTTATTATCCAAATAATCAATTATATGGTCTCGACTATATCTGATATAATAAATTGTATTAGGACATATACTCATATATAAAGTTTCTCTTATATTATCGGTTTGAATAGGAAATGGAATTTCATTGGTACTAAGACCCAAATAAAGAGGTGCTCTTTTTATTCCAATATCTCCCAATTCAAAATCAGGAACATTACGTAATATTTCCTTTGCTTTCGAGTCAGTAATTGTTATTGCACTTCCATGTCTAGTAGTAAATTTTCTTGGTGCTTTTACATCATCATATCCAATAAATGTAATAAAATCATCAGTGGTACAATGATACATTTCATTTTGACTACCTGCTTCTAACTGTGACGCATCTCCCCAAACATGAAATGTTCCGCCATAATAACATACTGTAGGTGCTTCAACATATCGCCAAAATACATTAGCATTTAGCATTGTCCAATTTGTTAAATCAGTAGAACTAAAAGATTCAATTGCCTTAGTAATATCGTTTTTACTCAAAGCATAATAAGTTCCATCTTTATATATCATGGTTGTGTCTATATGAGTTTTATTTGGAGATAAATTAGCATTACCAGATTCATAGAAAATTAATTTACGAACACCGCTAAAAGTAAATCCATTCGTTTCATCAAAACTTTCTACTTTAGCAATATAAGGTTCACATTCTTCCACTTGAACACCATTATAATCAGAAACATCTGTTCCTGTATAGATACTCTCTATCAAATATAGTTCTCCGTTTAGTATACATAACTCAGGTGCTGGTATTATAACTTGAGCACCTTCATATCTAACACCCAAAGTATAATCATACCATGTCCAATGAATTAAATCATCGCTAACTCCAATTGCACCATCGTTTACTGCATTTTTTAAACCTCCTGAAGTCAATATAAAGAACTTATCTTTCCAAAATACAATTGACGGTGCTCCTACCCATCCTGTTGGAGTAGAAGGTGCTCCAGAAATCATTAACGGGTATATTGCTTTATTAAATTCTGTAAAATTAACACCATCTTTGCTAAGTAAAAATCTCGGTGTTCTTCCGTCTCCAACTCCTCCTGTATAAGGATTATAATATGTATCACTTATATAATCATGAAATACGGCAAGTATAAAATCATCTGCATTCAATTCGTCTTTAACTTCTACAGTTAGTTCTCTACCTATCGCATCTTTAACGTCATATCCATTTAATTTACTAAACTCAGCCATTGTTCTCCTCCTCATTTATAGGTATAATACTTAATATCAAACTTTCTTCATCAGAATCATAATCTTCTTCGATGCCAAAAGTTAATGTTCCTGCTTCTATTGCTGCCTGTATGTTTTGCCAAACAATATCTGCTTCATCTTGAGTTATTTTTTCCAACCATTCTTCCTCAGTACCTTCGTAACCATGTTGGACTGCTATTTCATAATTAGAATAACCTCGAGTACCAGCAACATAAATTTTACCTGTTAATATGGTATTTTCTTGATTCATTTTTATTCAATCCTCACTTTCTATGCGTAATTCGGATAACTACTTGTAATGATTACAGGTGTTATTGTGAGTATTCTATAAGATGGCACCGTTATATCCATTGATGTATCATTAAAACTAATTGTAATATCACCAAACACATTATAGCATTTAAATTTTTTATCAGTTAATGATACAGGTCTAACATTCATTACAAATATACCAAATTGATTACTATGGTCTCTTGTACTTGGAGAATACATAGATACCATGAACATTATTGGCAAATATCTTCTATCTTCTGTTACATAACTAATATTAAAATCATTTAATAAAGTTTCATAATCGATACTCAATATTTGCTCTGTAGCGGAACTCTCGTTATATACCTTCGATGAAGTTTCATATCCGTATTTTGAATATGTTTTATCATTGTATTGATAGTTACCTAATGTCATAATTTTAGCACCGTTGTCTAAAAGTTGTCTAGTTCCAGAATTATTATTATTGACTTTATCTATTCTGTAATATTGCTTATCCACATTAGATTGCGACCTCTCGATGTCTGCCTTGTATATATAACAATTTAAATCATACATATAAGATTTACTTAAAACACTACATTTAACTATCTTGTTATTTTTCAATGTTAACCCCGTTAATGTCATCGATGTATCAATACTTAGAAAAGCGGGTATTTGTTCTCCATCGTTATCTATAATTTTTGTATGCATTATAGTATTATTGCTCAAACCAACATTGCCTTTTATTTCTATACATACGGGCAATTCACTTTCACTAGAAACATCTGTATTATGTGCTAAACCATCTGAAAATCCAAATTCAAATCTAGGATTGTATTGTCCTATGTATTGAAACAAATTGTTAATAATACTATTTGAACTTCTAAAAGTATTATAGAAATAAATGGCACTATTATATATAAAACGAAAATCATTGTTCATTATCAACGAATAATCAGCAGGTCTATCTTTTGTACTGTCAGCATTATATACACTAATAGCATGATTGTTAATCCACACAAATTTATTATCTGATATTTCAGCACCCTCTAGCGATATTAAATCCAAAGCATTTCCACTCAAGAAATAAAACCCAGAATTCTTTATTTTAAAGAATAAAGTTGAATACTGAATAGTAGGAGTGCTTTCCCTAGCGATAGCATTTTGATTACTTACATCCCATTTTCCAAATACATTTACTCCATCTATTATAAAATTTGTATCGGGTGTATATTCAAATATATTATTGGCTGTGGATACAATACCTTTTATCTTCTGCTCATTCAGATACTCCACAAATTCATTAAAATTTGTACCACCTGTCGTAACGTATGTCCTAACAATATTATTGGACCATATGTTAAATTTATTTGGTTTACAATTTATATCATCTTCGCCTTCAATAATTAAATTGCTTATATTTATACTTGATGTTAATTTAAATAGACCATTAATAATCAAATGAATATTATTTTTTTTAGCATAAGCAACACAATTATCAAAATATTGTGTATCATCATGTGTTCCATCACCATATGCTCCAAATTGTTTTACGTTAATTGT